AAATTTATCTTTTAAGTGCCAGTGAATATCATCATGCACTTGTTGCATTGCATTGTGTTTGATTGCCCAGTAATCATCATCCTCGTTGATGAGGACAGTGACTTGGGTTTTCACATCAACCCTAATTGCTTTCATTACACCCACTCAGGTTTACGGTTGGGGAGACGAAGATAATTATCGCACACCCATGGTTTAGATGCAACATACATCTTATATTTGTCAAAGATGGATATTGAAGTGTCAAGCTTGAACTCATCAGGTCCTGCAAAGACAAAAGGAGTGTGATCATCCCACTTCACATAAGGAATGATCTCGTCAGCAGCAAGGAGAGTCCTATAGCAGGTATGGTTTTTTCCATACCGATTGTAATACTCGTCACATAATGCAACACCATGCTCAAGCAACCAGCGAGCATTTGCTATAGTCTCGTTTGCCCACTTAGTGCAGGGGTGATTACGGAACGCTCCTTTCTCTGTAGCATAGGCGTTGCCATCTGCCTTAGGCAAAGTACCATAACCATGGCCCCACTTGTCTGAGGCGACTATAGCGAGCATCTGGCAGGTCTCCAGAGGCATCTTGACAATGTGCTTGTCGGGTAGAACCTCAGCAGACTTGTGAGGAGATTCATCCGTAACAAAGATATTCATACCAAATTAAACGAGATAATGACCCTTTCTTCTATACTATCATGTGGAGGAGCCATGTGCATCAGGTTAGAAGGGAAGATTATTAAATCACCTTCTTTGCATGCAATGGAATTACATGCATGAGTTCCAGTCTCGTCATTGAACGGAGAAAAGAAAAGAGTGCCTGAGTGATCCTCAGACATTTTAGCATAAAAAACACAAGAGTACCCTAGAGCCCCATGATCATGGGGGACATGATAATCTCTTGCGTTATACCTCTGACACCACATATTAGAGATGCCAGTAAATTTATAAAATGATATCTTACAGAATTCTTGTAGGTATGGTTCTAATATTTTAAAAATATTTTCCTTGTACTTAGCATCAGTCTCTTCAAAATAATCTGTAAATCCAATATGCTTTTCTGCATCATTTGAAGAAGGGATGGAAAGGAGAATGCTCTCCTTAACCTGTTCCCATTCTCTAATAAAATATTGAGTTACAGAAATCTTAAACAGATCAACCTTCGTATGTTGAATCTGGTTCAAGTGCGATGAAGTAATCAAGGTTATAATTTGAATTAGTAAACTTAGAAAGAAGTTTCTTTGAAATTACGACATCGTAAGATCCAGGAATCAACTTGATGTTTTCAATCTTAAAGTTAAACTCAAAGGTCTTGTCAGTCTGACCAACAATCAAAGCATACTCATTAGAATTATCGTTCTTCTTATCACGGACGGTAAGAGTAATATTTTTACCATCACCGACAGCAGCTAAGTCAGGTAGTTGATAAACAGAAGATGCTTTCAGAAGCTTAGCAAGTTGTGACGATTCTAATTGAAAACGAACATCAATGCTAGGAAGAGAGATTTCTTTTTCAGGGGGAGTGATAATGACATCAGGATCGGCAAAAGCAAACTTAACCTTAGTGCTCTTACCCTCACGGATGATCATATAAGAGTCATGCTTGAGATCAATGTCAGGATCATTCATAAGACCCACACCGTTCAAAAACTGAGGTAGATCATAGATACCAAAGTCCTTCTCAAAGTTTTCGTCAACTTCTGCTTCTGCAAGAATGTTCTTCATTACAGAAATAGTACGGAGCTTAGATCCCTTCTTTACCAGAATAGACTGGTTGATAGAAGAAAAGTTTTCAAGCAAATCAATAGTTTTATCAGAAAGTTTCATATCCACGCTCGATAGTCTCCTGGTCTAAGCCATAAAAGTGATAGAGAAGAACAGCATAATGGATGATCTTCTTGATGTCCATTCTAGCAGATCCCTTCTTGTTATAACGGGATGCATACTTAAGAATGTTGCCACGACAGAACGCAGCACCGTCTCCACAGGATTCAATCAGATCAAGTGTCTGAATGCCGTTGGAAGCATTGTAGTGAGCACGATATGTGCCACTGATGTATTCTTTTACCTCTTCAAGAATTTTGTCTTCGTCATACTTATAAACATTCTTATACTGTTTAGGTTTTTCAACCTCATCGTTTTGCTTAGGCCAAGTAAACCCATCTGCAGTCAATTCATAATCATTGTTTTCTGGAGTGTATTCAAATCCACCATTTTGTTTTACCCATTCAAGCTCGTCATCTGGACCGTACATTTCATCATATAGAAAAGACCATGAACTCATTGTAGCACCTCCTTAGGTAAATTGCAAGTCGCGTATATTAAAACTCATTGAGATTCTAGTCACATCACTTTTGAATGGATAGACGCAGTGAGGAAGGTCACCAGGAAACATGTATAGGTCTCCTGTTTTTGGTGTTACTTTGGCATATCCAGGGCTGAAAGATGATTTACTATGGATAAACTCAAGCATGCCAGCAGCAAATGTATTAGTTTTATCAACCCACTGTTCCCGCTCTTTATCGATCTCCTCAGGAACATCAATGAATGCTACCACACTCAGATTACCATCATGAATGTGTAAAGGATTAAACTCATGCTGTTTCATGTAATTAATCCAAGGACCATTACCTAGATTATAAGTGAAATTGCCACCACCATGCCGAACCAGAGTACAGAATTCTATGATGTGGTATTCAACAAAACGGTTGAACGCAGGTTTGTCGTCTACAATTGCCTCATTTTGAATTTGGATATTGCCAGCAAGATCATAACCGACAGATTCACTATCTGTAGATTTGCTAGCAATATCTTTGAGCATTGAAAGATGTTCCTCCGACATAGCAGTGTGATAAATCGGAGGACCAAAAAAGTTAAGAATCATTTTCTTCAGCATTAAGAGTAAAATCTACATCAGCGTCAACTTTGTCATAGAGTTCTAGGAACGCCTGTTTTGTCTCATCATCAAAACGATTCACACAAACTTCAATAGCTTTCTGCTTATCGTTCCAAATGGAATAAGCACGAGCAATGTGAACCAAACGGCGGGTAGAAATAACCTCCTCAATACCACCATCGTAGAAGGTCTTACGGATAATATCTGCCCAGTCACAGAGACGCTTACAGAAGTCCTTATCACTACAGAGTGCTGTAAGAATCTTCTGCTCTACTGTGGATGGGGGATAAGACTGCTCAAAGGTTACAGGGAACCTCTCAAGAAATGCTTCATTCAATACATTAGTACCAATAAAACGACCATCTTCAGATCCCTTACCTTTAGTATTGGCAGTAGCTATTACATTGAATCCTTTTACGGGTTGAACATACTTACCAATCTTCTTCAAAAACACACCCTTGCCTTCAAGGATGGATTGGAGACAGAGGATTTTGTTAGATGCAAGATCAACTTCATCTAGAAGCAACACAGCTCCCCGTGAAAGAGCCTCCACGACGGGTCCATTATGCCAGACAGTTTCGCCATTAACAAGACGAAACCCACCAATAAGATCATCTTCGTCAGTCTCAATTGTGATGTTAACACGAATGAGTTCTCTATTTAGAGAAGCACATGCTTGTTCGACAGAGAGTGTCTTACCATTACCAGAGAGTCCTGTGATAAAGCAAGGATAGAATTCACCTGATTTGATAATTTTTTTCACATCGGAAAAGTTACCAAAGGGAACATATTGAGGATCTTTGGGGGGAATAAGATTTTGAATTTCCAAAGAAGGAATGGCTGATGGTGCAGTGTAATTTTCTTCAAGCTTTTCTTGAATAGTCAAGTCCCATTTTCCACGAGAAACTTTAAACTGATCCAATCTCTTAGTAACTGTTTGATAGTTAGTTTCATTCAAAGCACACCATGCACGAATATCAGAACCAGTTACATTATCACCATAAAGTGCTTGGAGAGAAGTGCGGATGTAATCAGAAGATAGCGCCATGGTGTCTTTCGTTGATGTAGTTATTATAGGGCAGAGTGGGGCAGAGTCAGGGGCAGAGTGGTCAGTCATCAAATCGTCCATACTTGTACTTCATTGCTTGAAGAAACCAAGCATCGGTAAGAGACTTAGGACCATGTATTAATATTTGCACTTGTCTTTCTTTGAGAGATGGATCTGCCAGAGCTCTCTTTTTCCATTCCTGAATGTCTTTCATGCTACCAAAGAAATAAATTCATTTAAAATTCTCTTGTTCATTTTTTTACTAGACAAGGATCTTTTAAAAGCATTTTTTATAGTTGCCTTTGATGCTCCAGTGTTAACAGCAAACTCAGTACTATTAGAAAGAGATGAATTACCCACAACAAAGTAGGAATCATATCCAGCATTTTTAATAGTAAAGGTTTTTTCTTTCCTCCAACTACGGATTGCTTTCTCTTGATCTTCCCATCTATCAATGTATTGACGGATCATTGCCGAGTAAGACCCTCCGTGTTCCAAAATACGAAATCCAATAAAGTTTGTATTAGGGAAAGTTTCTTTTAAGTCAGTCAACATACACTTAGTAAACTGAGAGTAGATCCAAGAGAGAGGACGAACCGTTCCAGTTTTAAGATTTCTAAGAATAGTACTGTCACCAATCCTACGATTACGAACACTATAATCACATTCCCAACTACGCTTCATCATGACAGTCCGAGAGGGAACTTGTGCTTCACCATCGGTAAGAATAACACAATTTATTTTCTGCACTCCATTCCTTTTTTTAAAGTCAGGAATAATATAATGAAGAGTTATGATAGCTTCATTTAAAGGAGTACCTGATAAGTATAGACGAGCAGGACAAAGCCCAGAATGATCTGTAAAGGAGCTAGCAAGTCTCCAAATATTCATCATTTGACGATTAGCACTAGCATTATTTACATTACTAGTCAAAAGATTGAGCATGGAAAACTCATCACTAACAGATATCGTACCTTCTTTCTTTTCAATATTAGAGAAACGACCCGCTTTATAATTCCATTCAGAAGTAAATGCATATACATCATAAGGAATACCTACCTTACGACAGAACCAGATCAAATTATAGAGTTGTTTAATAGTTGGGATGAGAGAATTTGCCATAGATCCAGACCAATCCAAAACAAAAATTAATCCATGGTTCTTACCATCTGGAGTAGTAGTAACTTTTTTAAAAAGATCTTCATTATATTTGTAGGTATGCAGCTTAGAGCAATCCAAAACTCCAGTACGACTAGTTGTTGCACGAGCATAAGAATCTGCAGACTTCTTACATTCAAATTCTTTAATCAAATAATTAACTTCTTTGTTTGAATCTTTCTTAAATTTTTTAAATTCATCATCTTGACGAGCTAGCATATCAGTATAGTATGAGTGATATTCTTTACGCTCCTCAAACCACCTTTGCCATTCTTCCTCAGCATATTCGTGAATTTCTTTAGCAGAAATAACAGTATGATTCAAATCGATCTTAGGAATTGTCACATAATTATTTTCATGAACTTCCATATCAGCAAGATTCTTTAGATGATTCTCAAATGCCTCAGCAGTTTTAGACTCTTGTTCATCAACGGTCTCATCATCTTCACTTCCAGTTTCATCAGACTCGCTCGGTACTTTCTCGGTAACTTGCTCGGTCTCTCTATTCTCTTCCTCCCTTTTCGCTGCTTCTTCCAGCATCTCTTCATGCGTCATACCTTCTTGCTCAACTTCACTAGTAGTATTTCCCACTTGTGGTTGGATTTCTGGAGTGGAAGGTTCGTCATTCACAAAATCATTTAAAAGCTTTGCTGCCATCAAAGCGTCATCAAAAGTCTCAGCATTTTCAACGGCATCAACAACTACCATCTCTTTCTCAGAGAATTCAATATTGACATGAGTGCCCAGTTTAAAATGCAAATTTATCCTATCAGCAAAAGAAAACTTATCTAAATCCTCACCTTCAATATCGAAGAAGTCACTATCATTAAGGTCAGAATATCCACGATAAAATGTCTTACAAAGACCAGCATACCTACGCTTCATCAACTTTTCAATGCGAGCATCTTCAGTAATGTTCACAAAAGTTTGAGGTACATCACTCCATTCTAATTCTACAGACCAATTCCTAGGGTCTGTGAATAGAGCATGACCAACCTCATGAGATACCAAGAGATCATATACATCAACCGAAGATATCTTCCAATTAGGTAGAGTTAGTACACGACGAACTACATCAAACTGAGCAGTCTCAACAGCACGATGCTCAACAATTAGATTCTCAGTAGCGAGCAATCGTGCCAGTTTGCCTTTGATCTCGTGGAACATGCTACCTCTCTCGTATGTACCTATTATAAAACCCCTGACAGTAGTCAGAGGTCTTTAGTGGACAGTTTGTAATGCGTCTACCTACCCATCATACAAGCAACACTAACTCTCCAGAAAGGAGTATCTACTTTGA